GCTTCGGAGTAGTGCTGGAGTTCGAACGGGTCGCTGCCCACAAGGTCGTTGATGAGCGCCTGTAGTTCCTGCTGCCCGTCGTCCGCCGGCTGCCGTGCCGGGGCGTTGCCGAACACTGCCGCCTGGAGCGCCTGCTTCTGCGGGGAGCCATTAGTCGGCTGCTGCGGCCTTACGGCTTCTGCCTTTACCTTCTGCGGAGGGGTGTCGTCCCCGAAGCCGAGGGAGAGTTCCTCGGTGGTGTAGGCGATACCAAGCAGGGCGTCCGGGGCTAGGCGTCGGCACACTTCGCCCATCGCCTTGGCGAACAGCATGGTGCCCGGTGTCTTTTCGTACAGCTTGTTGCGGGTGTACCCGGCCTTGCGGGCGTCCTCCATAGTCCAGGTGGAGGTGCGGGTTTCCCCGTTGGGGCGGGTGCCGGTGACGGTCACCCCGTTCGCCCCGTTGTCCTCCACGGTGAACCGGCAACCCTGGCGCTGAAGTAGTGCCTGCATGGTGCGGGCCTCAATGCCGGGCTTACCGTTAATCAGGTGGATGTTCTGCAACGCCTGGAGGGGCTTCATGCCCAGCTCCGCGCCATACATGATAGCGGCTGCCCCCGCCTCGGGCTTGCCTCGGAACGCCTGGGCAACCATCTCGGTGTTGCACATCGCCTGGGCGAACTTGTAGGCAAGCTCCAGGTCTCGCACCTGGTCCGCGATTGTCCCGCTGGGGAGCGGGAGTGGGGCTAGGGTGTCCCCGCCGTCTGGGGACTTAACTAGGTCTGTCATTCGTCGTCTCCTTTCCTGTGCCCCGTCTGCCACCATTTACGCTTCGGTGACGTCATGAGCATAAGTGTTTCCTGAAGTTCGGTGATTAACTCCATGAGGTCCATGTTGGCCTTCTCGGAGTTTTGGGCGTCGAGCTGGTGGAGCTGTTGCTCCATCTGGAAGGCGATGATTTGGCTGGCGAAGGCTTCTGCGCCCTCCTCGCTGACGCCTTCCTCGCGGAGGGCGTGGACGATTGCTGCGATTTCCTGCGCCAGTGGGCGGAACTGGCCGTCCTGGGGGTTACTGAACATTTAGTTGCTCTCCTGCCTTGTCGAGGATGACTAGGTTGACTCCTCCGCGCCCCTTCTGCCGGCGTGCGACTACGGTGTCGCCGACTTGGGCGTATTGGGCGTGCCCCATCTTGAGGGCGAGGTCATTGCGGAGCCGCTTGAAGTCTTCGTCTGCTTTTGCGTGCGAAGTTTTCGCGGTGAGCAGGGCGATAGCCTCGTCCTTGGTGAGCTTGCAGATCGCCCCCTGCTCAATGTCCGGGTGGAGTCCTCGGAGTGTCTTGTAGGTGGCTGTAGAGCCGTCGAGCGGTGGGGGAGTGCCCGATTCGAGGGACTCCCACCATGCCGCGAGCCTTTCCAGGATTCCCTGGTACAGGCCTTCATCCCATTCGACTTTGTACACGTCTGGGGTGCCCATCGCCTGGAGGACGATAGCCCCGTGGTGGATGCCGGACACCCCTCGCTGGAAGATGTGCTGCGCGAGGTAGTGCGCGGGCACGGCGTCAACCTGGTGCGGTGGCCCCCATTTGTTGAGCGCTTCGATGGAGTTGGCGGTTTTGTACTCGCGGACCGACTTGTTGTCCGGGTTATCTTCCTGCCACATTACCCTATCGAGGGTGACGAGGTGGGGGAAGGGTAGGTCGGTGTCGGTGTAGGCGACTTCGCCGTCGCTGATCTTGCATCCTGGGTTTTGCTTGAGGTCCCAGTCCGCGATGGCTAGCTCGGCGCTGTGCCCCCAGTCGAACATGGCTTGTCGGCGGGGGGTGACTTCCTCCGGGGGGACGTTGCCGGCCATCTCGTGCCATAGGGCGTACTGTGACTGCCAGGGGCTTAGTCCGAGGATGGCAGGCACCTTGGAGGCGGTAATAAGTCTCCTGTGTTCTGCTGTTCCTGGCCTGGGGGCGTCGTCGATGACGACTTTAGGCATTGTTTACCCCGATTCCGAGGTGCTCCTTAAGGGAGGCGGTGACTACTCGGCGGGAGCCTCCGATCTGGAGGCACTTGATGGGGAACTCGCCTCGATTAATGAGGTTGCGGGCGGTGTTTGCGCTTACGCCGAGGATTTCGGCGGCCTCGGGGACAGAGCAGGTGTATCCGAGGTCTTCGATGTCGATACTAGGCATGGTTGGTGCTCCCGTCTGCTAGGGGCGCTGCGGTGATGCAGGCCGGAGCTACGGGGGTGTTGTTGGTCATGGTTGGTTAGTTTCCTTCTGTTTCTGTGCGCCCCGCTGTGCCTGGGGCGCTATGGTCGTTGTCTTGCTACAGGTTTCCCTGTCTTTGCACGCTGTTCCTCCCCGAAGGTCGGTGGGGGTTGTCTCCGGGGCCGGTTGTTGGCTGGCCGGGTGTCCCTCCCTTGCCAGGGGAGGGGCGTGCAGTGTCTTCGCTTTTTAGTTTTCAAATATCGTCTGCTTACAGCTGCGCCCACCCGTTGTGCCCGTTTGGGCGGGGGTGGCCGTTGCGCTTTGAGCGTTTGCTGTTTGCGTTGACACCATTATGCGTGTTGGTAATGAGAGTGTCAAATCCGCAGGTAGTTGCATGTTTTTGGCGGCGTTTTGTGTCATTGTTGACGGGTTGAAGTGGGTGTAGCTTGCCGGCCTGGTCGATGAGTGCGGAAAACGGCACAAAAAAAGCGCCCCGCCAGAGCGCACAGCTCCAGCGGGGCTAACCTAATCACCTTTCCCCCAATGCTTCTCCAACCACTCCTCAAACCCTTGCAGCTCTCCCGGTGGAGGCTCCCAACCGTACCGGGCGGCGTCGATGCGCAGCTGCCTATCCCACGCCGCAACGAAAACGATGTACCCCCAGTACCGCTGCGACTGCTCCGCCTCATGGTTCCGCTCCTTCAGGGCGTCGAGCAGCTGCTCCCGCCACAGTTCCCTATCCCGACGGTGCGCGTCGATAGCGATGTCGGCGAGCCGGGACGCCTCCTGAATCTCCCTGATCTTCCGGTTCTTCACATAGTCACGGAACCTCCCGAGCAGCCAGAAGCGGCTCGCCCCCTCCTTCGAGAAGATCGCAGCAGGCCCCAGCACAAGGAGGAGGAACGTACCAAAGACACCCCAGTCGGTTAGGGTTTCAGGGGGTGAGACCTGCATTAGATCACCTCAATTCTCTCGTCGCTAAGCCCCTCGATGTGCTCGCTGGCGTCACAGGCCAACCGCTTCAGGTACACGCTCCACGCGAACACTCCGTAGACCGCAGCCCACACGATGTACATCACAACACGCCTATACCCGTCCCACGGCCACCCCTCGCTAGTGATCTCAAACATCACCCCAACAGCGAACGCCCCGTAGGTTGCAACGGTAAGGATACTTCCAGCGATTATGAAGTTATGCTTGCGTCGGGCAACGCCGACAAGGAACAACGCGGAGGCTACGATGAAGACCGTCCCCCAGGCCCACAGCGGCATCGCCTCCTCCACCGGGCGGAGCGCGCTGCTAACCGAGCCCCTGTCCCCCGTGATGTAGTCAATCCCCCTAATAAGAGGCTCAAGGGAGAGCAGGTACATCACCGCGAGACTTAAGTCCCGCTGCAAGCCCGGCTCCCACCGATTCCTATCAGCGCTTACGGGGATAAGCCTGGGCATTATTCCCCCCGCGCTTCCTTCAGGTAGTCGCCGAAGCTGTTGCGAGCCTTCTCGGCGTGCTTACCGTAGGAGTTAACCTGGTCAAGCACCTCGGCCACGGTTGCCCGGATAGTGTAATCGGAAGCCCCAGCCGAGGAAGATTCCGCTGCTGCCGCAACATCCTGCGCGGTCACAGTAGAGTCCGAGCCGGCGTTCGTCTTAGAACTAGCGAACCCTAGGGCACCGGACGCGAAAAGCAGGCCGAGAAGCATATCCGCCTTTTCGAGAAGCTGGTCCATCGTGTCGGACGAGATTACCCCGAAGCCAACGAGGAGCAGAAGAACCACAGCCAGCACGGCGTAACCCCCTCGGCGGATGTACCACGCCTCGCTGAATTTCCAGTTAGACTTATCCATTTACTTAGCCTCCTTGTTGAGGATGTCGATGATCTTTTCGGTTGCCTGGAGGGTCTCGTAGACCTGATGGACGACCGGCTGCCCGCCGAAGTCCGCCCAGCCGGTGTACTTCCAGCCCTTGGAGTCCTTCTCCGGGCCGGCCAGCTGGTCAAGGACAAGCGCGCTGCGCTTAGATGCGTTGGCAGCGTGCTCCTCAATGCGGGATAGCTGGGAGATGATTGTGTCGAGCTTCTTGCTGTCTGACATGGGGACTACTTCTGCATCTTCCTTACTGACTGGGGGCGGGGTAGGCGCTGGCTTCGCTGGCGGCTTCGCGGTGGCGTATGCGTACCCCTTCGGTGGGATGAGGCTCGCGAGCTGGTCAAAGGTGATCCAGCTGCCGTAGGGGGAGAACCCACTGTCCGCAATCCACACATGCTTCACGCCACGGGAATCGGCGGCGTAGCCCATCACGGCGACGTAGTGGTACACCGTGCCGCCCCGGTACGCTAGTTTCGTGCCCGACTTGTACGAGGGGCGGGGGTAATTGCTCGGGGGTGCGACGATGTTCGCCACCACTCCGTGCCCCCCGTCGATACTGTTGACAAGGTTTGCCCACAGAGTGTTTTTCTGTGCCGTGTTCGGGGGGTCGTTCGGCATTTCGACGTGCCGGTAGTTCGCGCCCTTGATGTACCTGTTCAGTACGGCGGGGAACTGGCCAATCCAGTCCGTGCCGTTGGTTGTGGTGCGAAGCTCGGCTGCGAGGGTGGCCTCGGGTACGAGCTTCTGCGTCTTGGATAGGACAATGGTCTGTACGCTCGCAGGGCCGCAGTAGTAGGGGGTGTTTTGGGCTACCCATTGGCGGCTGTAGGGGAGTGTTTTTTCGACCACTGGTTGCTCCTTTCTGGGGGTTGGGAGGATTCGTGTGCCGAGCTGCTTGCAGCGGTTGAGTCGCTGCCTGCGGTCGGCGAGGCCGTTGAGTCCTCCGTTGATTGAGCGGGTGACGGCTTCGAGGTCGTCGCGGTCGGCTTGGGCGTTAAGGTTCGGGCGGGCGACTGTCCAGTAGTAGGAGGCCGCGAGGAATCCCCACTTCGGTTGAGAGAGGAGGTGGGGGTTGGCCTCGAAGTCGTGGCTCGTGTGCCCCGCCCCGCGCGCCCAGCGGGTGAATGCCCGGTAGTTGGCGCGCCCGGTTAGCTGAATGGGGCCGCGACCCTTGAAGCGTCTTCCGTCTCCGGGTTGTGTGTTGCCGAGGTCTGCCCGCCCCTCGTAAGCAGCCCCGCTGGCGATTTCCTCCATGTAGCGCAGGCCTGCGGACTCGTGGCCGATTTGGCCCAGGAAGTGGGCTGCTCGTAGGGGGTTGATACAGTTCGCTGCCCGCATGGCGTTTTCGATGTGGGGGAGCATGGCGGTGTAGTTCACGCCAGGCGTGTGCCCCATTGCTTGGGCTAGTGTTTGAGCGTCCATGCGCTCCTTTCTCCGCGCATGAAGATAGCCCCCAGTGTGGAGGCTGGGGGCCAGAGCTTATTTGCCTTGTGGGGCCTGATTTTGGTGCGCGGTTGCGTGCCTTACTGTGGGTCTTCGAGCTTCTGCCACATCGCGTGCGCGCTCTCCGGTGTCCACCCCGGTGCTGCGTAGTGATCCTGCTGGCACTCGTACAGGGTGCCCTGGTAGTCCACCACCTCACCGGCCTGGTATTGGCGGCTGTCCTCGTATGGCTGTGGTAGCACCTCCCCGGTCTCGTCGTTGACGGGTGGTGGGGTGATGTCGCGCCACACAGTGTCGTAAACGCCTGCCCCGCCTGGCTCCCAGTGGTTGAGGTCGGTGCGGGACTCCCACACGCGGTCATTGTGGCGGACGACCGCGCCCTGTGGGTACATCTTCACCTTGTCGGTACCTGGGTTTTCCCACTCTGGTACCGCGTCCACGTCCTCCACGCTGCCAGCGTCCGTATATTCAGGCTTCGGTAGCTTCCCGTCGGCCTGTAGCCCGGTGATGATCTCCTGCTGCCCCCGGCGGATAGCAGGCTCCGCCTTCCGACGCGCGTCCTCTTCGGTGATGAGCCAGAGCTTCAGATCGCGGAAATCCGCGTCGCTGAGTTCCTTGATCTGGTCTTGTAGATCTGTCATTTAATCCTCTTTTCTGGTGGGTTAGATCGGTCGTCCGCTGCTGTCATAGAAAGGATTGCGGGTTAGGCCGGAGCCGGAGGTCATAAGGCCTGTTCTAACGCTGGAGTTCTTGCCGATGAGGCGCACATTCCCATCAGTCAGCGACGAGCAGCTCTGGAACATGTACATCATGTCCGTCACATTGTGGGTATTCATGTCAGGCACAGCGGTTAGCGACGAGCAGCCACGGAACATTTGGTACATGTTCGTCACATTGCTAGTGTCCATCGGAGGTGCCTCGATTAGCGACGAGCAGCTCTGGAACATCTCGCGCATGGTCGTCACATTGCTAGTGTCCATCGGAGGTGCCTCGATTAGCGACGAGCAGCCACGGAACATGCCGTACATGCCCGTCGCCTGGCGGGAGTCAATCTCGAACGGGATTTCGGCGACCGTCCGGTAGTCCTCCCCGTACTCGGTGAGCTTCGCGCGCAGCCAATCCCGCGCGCCATACGAGCCGGACACGGCTGGCATGACCTCTACCGGCCTGCCCGAAAACACCCGCTGCCCCTCGTACCATGCCTCCCGGATTTTCAGGCCACCCCAGTACATTTCCTTAATCTTCTTGTCGCCAAAATATACAGTCATGGCGATCACTCCGGGATGACGTACAGCACGCCAGGCTCGGGACTATCGGGTGGGCTGGTGACCTGCTTCACCACGGCGCGGGTCTCCGCCACTGCCCGCACCTCCGCCAGATCGTCAGCCAGGCCATCAATGCTGCCCACATCGTGCGTATGAGGCTCCGGTGGGTACTCCGACGGCAGGTCGGTGATGTCGGACATCGTGTGCTCGTGAGCCTCCGGCGGGTACGCCTCAGGCTTCCCGCTGACAGTGTCCCACGTGGAAGCGCCAGACTCGCCCTGCTCGCCCCTATCGCCCTTCGGGCCACGCAGCGAGGGGGAGGTCTTGCCCGCCACAGTGAGACGGTCATCATCCCACGATACGGAATCCACCACGGACTCCGCGCGGTCGGCATGAGTGCTCGCCTCCGTCGCGCTACGCCCAGCAGACGTAGCAGAAGCCTCCGCCGCCGACTCACTCGCAGCAGCCCCAGCAGCGCTAGACTCCGCACGGCCAGCAGACTCCCCCGCCGACTCGGCACTACCGGCAGCCGACGTGGCAGAAGCTTCAGCGGCCCCCGCCCGCTCCGTGGCCACAGCAGCACTATCCGCAGACTCACCAGCCGACACGGCGGCCTCCGACGCACTACCAGCGGCAGCCCCGGCAGAGCCAGCGGCCTCCCCGGCAGACCCCAAAGCAGCTGCGGCAGACTCCGACACGGAATCCACCACACCCTCCGCGCGGTCGGCATTAGCCTTGGCCTCCCCAGCGGACACCTCGGCGGCCTCCGCCTGGCTCGTGGCCCTATCAGCCTCCCGCTTAGCGTCCCCAGCACTACCCTCGGCAGCGCCAGCGCTAGCCGCAGCAGCCTTAGCGGACTCACCAGCAGCACTAGCATGAGACCCCGCCTCATTGGCATGAGACCCCGCCCGCCTCTCGTGAGTCCCCGCCGTGCCAGCAAACGCCGAAGCAGAAGAAGCGGACTCCCCAGCCTCGACCGCACTGCCAGCAGAAGCCGCAGCCGACGCGGCGGATGCCTCGCTCGACTCCTTAGCCGCCTTAGCAAATGCTTCCGATGCCTTAGAAGCCGCCTCCGAAGCGTCAGCCCACTCCCCAACGCGCTGCGCAGACCCCACCACAGCAGCAGCAGCCTCCGCGCGCTCCGCCGCCTCCCGGGCCTGCACCTTATAAAGCTGCGCCTCCTGAATAACCGGAGGAGAGTACACGAACGCATCCTCCAGCAGTTCGCGGAGGGTCATACTGCGACTCACAGAGGGGACGTCGAACTCAATAGCGCGGGCGTCTCGATAGTTGCGGGCCTTAACCCGCATCACCGTCGTGCCCGGCTCAAGGTCAACCTCGCCCACCCCATTGCGCAGAGGCACCTCGACGGGGGCGGTTGTGATGACGCGCCCAGGTGTTGTATCTGAACCCGCGAGGCGCTTAGCCTCGAAGATCACACGGTCACCTAGGGCGGGCGCGTACCCTGAAGTGTCCTTCAAGTCAATAGTTACGTTAACCATGCTTTATCCTTTATCCGAAAACTCCGCCAGCGCCGTCGCCGCCCTCGGAGGACTCCTCGCCGCCGGTGCCCCCAGTCACATCCCTGGAGATATGCTGCACCGACAGGCGCGTCCACTGCGGGCCAGTCCACCAGCCACGGGTAGGGGCGGCGACCGCCCACACGTCCACGTAGTACCCCGGCTCCGGCACCACCACCGACGACACGAGAGTCATGGTATGTGACGACGTGGTGGAGGCATAAAACCCCTGCTCGGAGAAGATCGTCCCGTCGGGGCGTAGGACTCGTAGGTAGGCGCGAAGGTTACCGCCCGCCACGGCGATCCAGGACGCGGTCACCATCGCCCGCAAATCCCACAGCCCCTGATCTTCCAGGCGGATGCGCCCGCCGTCCAGGGTCGCCCCCCGGCTCGGTCCGATCTGGTACGTAAAGGGCATTCTGCCCGTCCCCACCAGTGCGTTATCACTACCCGGCGGGGTGGACGCCGAGCAGTAGTCCAGCAGGGGGGACAGCAAATCGGCGCGGTGTGTCAGCTCATCCTGTCCGTCGCGCACTTCAACGCCGGCGTCAAACAGGGCCTTAATGCGGCGCGTAACCGGCCCGTCGATAGCGCCCCCGCCCCCCAACTTCAACCCACGGACGAACGCCGACCCTAACTCGCCGAACATCTTATCGGCATCCCCTCGCGCCTCCAGCCAGGCGCGCTTCGACGGGTTAGCGATAGTCTCACGGACATCCGCCTCCGTCATCGACTGAAGCGTTTTGATCTCACCAGGGGGGATAGCGTGCTTGCCGGCGTCCGATGTGCCCGCGAGGTTAACCATCGTTCACCACCCCTGCGTAGTTCTGGTCGGCCAAAGTATCCCCAATCTCCTCAAGGAGGCGCTGGAGTACGATGGACTTCTCCTCCTTTGTGAGATGGTCAAGGCTTGGGGCGGTGACCTCCGGGGGCATCTTCTCGTCGATGTCAACCCAGCGGCCCCCGGTGCCGGATAGCCAGTTATGGTTCTGGGTTGGGGGCTGGTATTTGATCTCTTGTAGTTCCGGGTGGTGGCGGAAGCCGCATTCCCACATGTGTTTGCTCCACTTCTCCATCACTTGGGGAGGGGCGACTAGGGGGGCGGCGTCCGAGGCCATAGGGAGCGCGACGAACGCCCATAGGGCGAACTTGTTCGGCTCGTCGGCGGGGCAGTCCTGCTGTAGTGGAATCATCTACCAAACTCCTACCTGCTTCATCGCGGTAGAGACGCGACGGATGTTTGAAAGGATTGTGTCGAGGCTTGATTGGGTTGCGGCGAAGTCTCCGCAGGTGATGTCCCATCCGAAGCTGTCGCGCGCGATGTTGAGGGATACTTCGGTGACTTGTTCAACAATCGCTCTCCCCCCAGGGATGCCAGAAACGGTCGAGCCGATACGGTCTCCCAGCCAGAAGTGGCCTTCTCCCTGGTCTCCAATATACCACGGGGCGCCATCCCCGACCTTGATTTGGTGGCTGAACCTCTCCCTGGTATCCCAGAATGCCTTGCGGATTGCGACGAGGGACGAGAGAGTTAGTGCCGTGTTGGAACCTTCGGCGAAAATCTCCTGGTACCTGAACTTGCCGGCCTCCTGGGTGCGCGTCACCGATTTGTGTTGCGCCCACGCCCCGATAACATCGGAGTACAGGGGGGCGAGGAGTGTGTCGGCGATTGTGCCGGCGGTGGGGAAGAAAATGAAGTTGCCCAGGGAGTTGCCGATACCCTGGATAGCGGCGGACAAGCCCTCGTTAATGCCAGGCATTGACTGGCCTCCGGCAACCACCTGCACCGCCGTGGATGGCTCCCACGTGAAGTCCGAAGACTCGACACCCGTGATGGCGTCGTCCCGGTACATCACGTAGGGGGCCGACGGGATTGTGCCCAGGAGGTTAGGCCTCCGGTACTCCGGTGCGATCTCCGGGGCGTCAATCACAGTGCTCTTCGTGTCGATCTGGTTACCAGTCAGCGTCTGCACCGTGCGAACGAACCCGCGCCACAGGTCGCCGAAGAACGACGTGCCGCGAGCATCCCACCACGAGGACTTATCCACAATATCGACAACGAGGGTGCCCGCCCCCAGCTCAGCGCCGGGCCACGGCTCCGGGTCGCCGGGGAACCACCTGCGCAGCTCAACCATGAGCTGGCAGTCAGCCAGAATAGGCTCCGCAACTTCAGCCCATGTGGACATGCGGGACGAGATCAGCTGGGTTGGTGTCCTATCCTTGAGCAGGGGGCCAGGCTTCACGACGATAGGCCAGTTCGACTGCTTCATGCCCCCTACCCAGGATTTTGGGTCTAGTGGGTCGTCCGGCAGAGTCCACAGTGACGTGTGGAGCCGCATGAGGTTGACGAACAGTGCGATCTTGAGGTTCCAGGCGGCTGGTGCAAGCATAGTCCACGCCTTCGGGAACTGAACCGCAGCGGGGAGGAAGGGGTTAGGCCACACGAAAATGCGGCGCAGCTCCTCGAAGTCACACAGCCCCTCGATGATGACCGTGCGCTGCCCATCCTCCGCCTTAGTGAGCCGCAAGGAGTTCAGCCTGCCCGTCCACCGGGCACCGTCCTTATCGGCACGGATGTGAACATTCTTAGCCTTCGGCCTGCCCCACGGGTCAAACAGCCACCCCGTCACGTTCTCAACAGCCTTATCCCCGCCCGCCGGGAGGGTGATCGTGCAGCTGCCCGTGTCGTTAAGGCGCCACACGAACTCCGCGTCGATAACGAACGGGTCGATACGGAACTTACTGTTCCAATCGCCGTCCGCCAGCTGAATGACAGGCTTGCGCCGGCGCTTAGCGATGCGTGACTGCCGGGCCTTGTGAGCTTTCTCGAAAATCTCCCGGCTCGCGGCAGACTTAATCTGATCTGGGTTAAACACTCGATGCTCCTACTCTCCGCCCCACGGGCCGTTCCACCAACGCCGCATACGTAACGTGATCTCACCGCCGGACGAACCAGCGTAAACGAACGGCACCTCCATCTGCTCCGTGTGCGGGGGGATAGGATTGAGGAAAAGCAGGCCGCCGAACTGTCCCGCAATATTGGAGCCGTCGGTGGCAACGTAAGGCTCGTTGCGGGGGTACGTGTCAATCGAAATGCCCGCAGACAAAGTGGGGGTAACGATGAACCTGTTCGCCATGTCATCGTCCATGTAGGAACTATCGGAAATGCCCCAGCTGCCGGGGGAGGTGAGCGCCCACTCCGGCCACAGTGGGGTGTCGCACGGATTCTCCACAGTCAAGCTACCCGCGTAGTAGTGTGTCGCGGACTTGTTCAGGTTTAGCGTCCCCTTCACGTGGCTGGGGAGGGCGTTGAACTCCGAGCTTCCCCGTTCAGGGGCGCTACGCAGGGAGCTTGTGGAGAAACTGTGGGTAACGTACTCGTCTTCCGACTCCCAGTACGGCCACGCCGCACGGAAAGTATACACCTCAAGGGAGTAATGGAGGAGCCTCGGGTCTTTCTCCTGGTCGCGCTGCGGGGCCTCAAGGAGCTGCACCTTCAGGGAGCGGGTGCCGGACTCCGTGGACACCTGGAGAGTGGCCTGCTTCGTGTAGTCGAACGCCTTGCGGAAACGGCTGGAGACGTCCTGCCAGTTCTCCTCGTCTCCCCAAACCTGGAAACCGAGAACCAGGTCGATAGGTTCCACCGTCACCCCGAGGAAAGTGGAGCCTTCCTGGAACGCGGACTGCTGCCAAATCCCGTTACGTGGGGCTTCCGCCAGCCCCTGAGGGCCGGCGTCAAGGACGACGCCCTCGTACCCCTGGTTCGCGCCGGAAACCGTCCAGCTCGAACCATCGACCCCGATGACCTCGATGGTCGCCGGCTCTCCAGTGTTCACGAAAGGCTGCACGCGGCGCTCCTTAACATACAAAAAAGTCTAAAGTAAAGATAATACAATAACCCCGCCGAAGTCCACCCCCAGAAGGGGCTAGCGCCCAATTCGGACACTAGCCGCCTTCTGTCGCGCGTGCATCTCCGCACGACGCATCCCCTCATCCACATTGGAAGCGTGGATATGGTACTCGTAGGTCGTATTCGACCCCTGGGAACCAGTCACGCCGTTCGCGACGCCAGCAACAACCTGCTGCACCCCAGCCGCGATAGCCGGAGAAGCGTTGATCGCGTGCATCAGCCCAGGCGCGGCCTGCGCCGAAGCATGACGAACAATGAACTCGCCGGCGGACAACATGGCGTGAATGTTGTCCTGGGTAGGTCCGCCCTTGCCCGGGACGAAGCCGCCCTGGGCGAAGCGCAACCGGCCCTTGGAGAACTTGCCGGCCAAATCGGTCGGCACAGCACCCGCGATACCGTCGGCGGTCTGCCCGAAGGCGAGCACCGCCTGCCTGATCTGAATAGCCCGAGGACTATTCGGGTGCTTGACAGTGCGGCCAACCGCCGCGTTTCCGCCCTTGACGACAGCGAGCTTCGCCTTATACTCGGCCTCAAGCTGCTTACGTTCGCGGTTCTCCTTCGCGAGCTTCTCCGCCTCATTCTTCTTCCGCTCCGCGTCCCGTTCCTCCTGGCGGGCGTCGTTGCGGGCCTTGCGGGCCTCGGTGGCTGCCTTCTCCTTATCGGCGAGCGCCTTACGCATTGCGGACGCCTCCTCCTTGGAGACATTGTTGTCCTTAATGTAGGCGTTCATCCGCTCACGCTCGCGCTTGAAGCGCTCACGCTCGGCCTTATCCCGCTCCCGCTCCTTCTCCTGGTCCGCCTTGTCCTGCTCCCGCTCAAGGCGCTTGTCTTCGCGCTCATTAGCGCTATCCAGCTTACCCTTGAGCTGCTCCAGCTCCTTACGGTGCTCCTCGGCCTGCTTAGCGCGAGCCTCGTTGTACCCCGTAGTGGCCTTCACGAGCGGGATGTCGAGCGGGTTAACCCCAAGGACGCCGCCAATGTCGGACATATGCCCATCACGGAACGCCTTGGAGGTCTTGTCGATAACCTCGTTACCGACCTTACCCCAATCGACTGCGGCGATGCCCTCCTCAATCACCTCGGAGGCGATGATGAGGTCGTCCGCGACGCCGTTCCAATCCCTGCGGCGGGACTTCCTCTCAATGGACCGGGCCAGTGCCTCCCACTGGGCGATGGAGAAGATCGCCTTGTCCTTCACCTCGTTGCCGTTCTCATCGCGGCGAGGTGGGCGTTCCTTCAGGCGTCCGGTGCGGGCCAGGTGGTTCATCTGATCGACGACCTTCGGCCCACCGACGAACCGCGTCCACTCGGGGCGCATAATCGCTTCGCCGCCGGAGAACATGTACGACGGGATGCGGTGAATGTCCCTACCCGGCGTGTAGCCAGGCAGGACGCCACCCTTAGCGTACCACCCGTTTGCCTCCCAGAAGCGGCGAGCGTTACTCGGATTGCCGTAGCGGTCCTTAATGTACCGCGCACCAGCGTCGGCCTGGCGGGCTGGGTCTGGGCTGCGGTCTGGGAGGTACTGCTGCTGCGTACCGGACGACGGATTGAACTGGAACAGGCCGTAGGCCCCGGACGACGGGTTAACCGCCGTGGGGTTCCAGCCGGATTCCTTGCCGATAATCCACGCCGCATCCTCCCACTGCTGTCCAGTCCACCCGTGGCGGGCGAACACCTCCCGCACAACATTCTGGGTCGGGCCGGAAATGCCGGACACGTCAACACCAGCCGCGGCACCGGACACAGCGTCCATAGCGTCGGCCTTAGCCTTCAGCGTCTTTTTGATAGCCGAACCCATCTTGTCACCAACACGGGGAGGCACAAGGTTAATGTGCCCCGGCTTGTTGCCCCACGCTTCGAGAATGTTCTTCAACTTCTTCTCGCTTGGGGACATTGCCCCGGAGAGGAGGGACGCAATGGAGACGAAGGAGCCTCCGCCGCCGGAGCCGTCAGAACCGCCCTCAAACACCCCGCCACCAAAAGCCATGGTGGGAGGCGTATCCATCGCCCAGTGAACGTGGTTCGAGTGGTCACCGGCCCCGGCATAGAAACCGAAGCTGCCTCCGCCGTCTCCGACGATCTGGCCATTCTTGATCTGGCGGGAGAATCCCGGGCCGTAGATCAGCTCCATCGAGTTCGGGTAGGTCGTCGCGATATCGTTGGCGAGAGCCAGCTGCGCAGGGTGGGGGCCGAACGCGCCCGGCCATGCGAAGTCGGCTGCCAGGCCACGCCCGTGATTATCGTTCGAATTGCGATAACCAGAGGTCATGACCATCTGTGGGTACTTCTTGCGAACGATGTTAATCATCGCGCCCACCACCCCGCCGTTCGCAAATGCCTGCGATGGGAGGCTGATAACCCCTCCGCGTGCGTGGGCTTGACGCAGCCCCTTGCGCTCCTCGTCGCCCAGCCTGAGCTTGCCACTGCGCGCTGCCCGGTTCATCCGCTCCACGGCGGCGGGGCCACCAACAGCCCGCGTCCACTCAGGGCGCATAATCGCCTCGCCACCAGACAGTGCGAGACGGCCACCCGTAGGCGAGTAGAAATCATGCACATCCCGGCCAGGGGTGTAGCCCGGCAGGACACCACCGTCCGCGAACTTCAGCGGGTAACGCTGCATAAGCGGCGTGTCGAGAAGCTCGTGCGCGGAGTTCCACATGCCAACGAGCCCCTCGTTGAACACGCTACTGATCGCGTACCGGATAGGGGCGGCAACACCCTCGCGGGTGCGCGCCCACTGGTTGCCGATACCCGTGGCCCCGGTGGCGAACGACTGCTCGGTCTGCCCAACCATGCCCTGAAGGTTGGTGAGCATGGGGAAAATCTGGCCGGACGTGATCGACTGGAGAGTAGTGGACGCGCCCTGGTAGGTTTTCCCCATCACATTAGACAGGGAACCCCAGGTGCTGTCCGAGAACGCCTGGAACTCGGCGAACCCGCTCGTGAGAGCGCTGCTCGTCGTATCCCAGATGCCCTCCATGTTATCGCCGATACCTTGCCACTGGGCGGAGGTGTCGTCGGCGACGCTCTTCCACGTGGAGGCTGCGATGTCCTGGAAGTTCGCCCATTCCACTTGGAGGTCCGCTTGGGTTGTGCCCCAGGCGTCGAGGAGTGGGGCGAAGGCGTCTCCGCCGAGGTTCGGCATGATTGCGCTGAACGCTGCGCCAATATCCCCACCGATTTTCTCGGGTGCGGGCTTGCCTCCCGGCTTACCTCCGGCTGCGTAGCCGGGGAGCTTCGGGAATGTGCCGGCGTTGATCTCCGCCAGCTCGCGGTCGTAATCCTCGGAGGAGCGGGCGTTGATAATCCACTCACCGGCGTCAACGCGGGCGATAGGGTTACCGTACTCGTCGAGGCCGGTGAACCCATCGACCTCGTTGGTGCCGGGGCCTACGAGGGGGAGACGGTACCCAGTGTGGCGACCGCCACTAGCGTAGCCGGGGAGACGACCACCGGAAGCATGGCCCTCCTCGCCCCCGCCGGGCTGCTTGCCGGTGAGAGAGAGGCCAACGTTTACCGTCGCCTTAGCCAGGGAGGCCAACGCGCTCTTAACGCCCTCTATGACCTTATTGAAAGGCCCAGCATCGGCGTCAATCGGGACAGTCTTGCCCCGAATCGCATTGAGCCGGTCGTCTGCGGTTTTCGCCTCGGCCATGAGGCGCGTGGCGTCCGCGCTGATCTTCGGAGTAGGCTTCTCGCCGTCAATCTTCGCCAGGGTGGTGAGTGCGACGAGCTGCTTGGCGTCAAGCTGGGTCAAGTCAATGTCCGCAGCCGCCTCCGGGGTGGCCGCGTCAATGATGCCGAGCTTGTAAAGCGCGTCGTAGTGCTTCTGGTCGAACGCGTCGGTGTTCAGGTTCAGGCGGGCTTCCGGGTTGCGCGCCATGAACATGCCCAGTTCGGTGAACGCCTCATTGGCTTTCGCCATCGCCTCGGCACTCTCAAAGGAGAGCGTGGCTGTACCCTCGTCCTTATTCCAGTTCTCGACCTTGCCGCCCATTTCCCTAAGGGCGTCAACCGCAGCCTGGTCCTTGACATCAATGCGGATGTCCTTAGAGTCCGGCGCGTTGTCGATCTCCGCGAGAATGAGGGAAAGCTCCTCCATCCCCTTAAGGTTGGAGAAGCCTGCCGTGAGTCCAATGAGGCGCTCGGTTAGTCGGTACTTCTCCTTGATGAGTTCCACGTCCGTGCCAGAGGCCTTCGCGATGCCCTGGAGGACAGGCTCGATCTCCGACAGTGCGCGGCGGTAGTCCTCGCCCGCATGGGCCAGTCGTACCATGTTGTCGCCCGCCGAGATGAGGAACTCGCTGGCGGCTGCGGAGCCGCTACCGTCGAAGGCGCTGAAGCCCTTTTCGGCGTCGAACTTCGCCCCGGCGAACTGGCCCATCTGGGCCTTCGCGTTGTTGATCTCGGACATCATCTTGCCGACGATCTTCTCGCCGTCAATATTGATGCCGTTCAGCTCAAGGAGTGCCATGTGGAGATCGGCAACGTCGTCCGCCGCAGCCCTCGCGCTTCCCTTGATCTTCTCAAGGGCTGCTCGGGCGGAGGCGACACCATCTGGCATGTTGCGGAAGGCTTGCTCGGCTCGTTCAATGTTGCCTCGCAGTTCGTCCATAGCCTCGGCTGCCATGCCGGTGTCGCCGTTGTCGGCGAGGGACTGCTTGAACTTCTCGTACTCGGCGCGGGAGCCGGAGATCTTCTTGCCGATCTCCTCGTCCGTCAGTCCGGTTGCTTCGATGGCTTCGCGGGCGCTCTTAGCGGCCTGCGCGATTTCCTCTCGCTCGTCCTTAAACCCCGTAGCTTTAGAGCCCAGCTTATCGAGCCAGTTATACCCGTTGTCCTCCAGCTTTTGGAGGTTCTCGCGGTATGCCTGGAGAGACTTGGTGGCGGCGTCGATCTTGGACGCGCCCTTCTCAAACTCGGCAAAGGCGTCCCTGAAGGCACGCTTGGAGAGGTTCTCATTCTCCTTCATCGCCTGATTGAAGCCCTTCAGGCGCTTCATGGAGTCCGCAACGCCGAGGCCCAGCGTGGTGATTGCTCCGATAGCGAGCCCCATTGGCCCGCCAACGAGCGACAGTAGAGCGCTGCCCGTCCTTGCGAGGCCGCCTCGCATAGCCGCGCCCATGTTCTGGAGAGCCTTCGTGCGCCCCTGGGAGTCAGCCACCGCAGCGGCATACTTGCCCCGCAGGTCCTCGACCTGGCCTGCCAATACAGCGTGGTGTTTGCGCGACTTCTCAAGGGCACCTCGCGCGCCGAGCACAGTCAGCCGGTTACCCTCCGCCATAGCCGCATTAAGGTTTTTCTCCAACCTTGCGACATTGGCGGCACTGCGCATGTACTCCCGTTGCGCCCCCTGGAGCTGCCCCAGGTATACGGTCCTCCGGGAGTATGACCCTTCGTAGGCCTTATTGGCGTCCCGGATAGCCCTGGCATGGGTCATCACAGCGCCCGTTGCGGACTTGAAGCCACGGATAGTGGTAGCCGCGAACGTCGCACCATTAGCCCCAAGCTTGCCCTCCTGGGCAGCAAGGCCAACATACGCCATGCGGAGATTCTTAACGCCCTTAGTGACAAGGGCCACGGCGGTGGAAACTCCGAGGAGCTTCACAATCGCCCCGCCCGTAGCGTCGTTCAGGCCCACAAGGCCACGAGCCACATCGCCAAGAAGCTCAGCAACAGGCTCAAACGC